AGCGGCGTCCTGGGCGGTGTAGCGGGCCAAGGCCTAGACGGTCGTGAAGTAGCCGGTGCCGACGACGCTGACCCCTTCCGTGCCCGCGCTGACGGCGGCATCGATCCAGATATCGGTTTTCTCGGGGAAAGTCGGAAGGCCGTCGCCCGTCAGGCGGAGTTCGCCCTGGGTCGAGCCCGCAATGTAGCGGACGATGCGGGCCGCCCCCATATCGCCCGTCGTGACGTCGGCGTTCTGACGCTGCCAGAGCCGGATGGTCGTGGTCTTGCTGGAGTCCTCGAAAATGTCGATGTGCTGGAGGTGGCCCTCGTGGCCTGCCGGGATCGTCAGGATGAACATGAGGCTCTGGGAGAACCCCGCCGAGATCCGCGCGAGAAGGTTCGAGCCCGCCGTGTCCTCGATGTCGATGTTGCCCGCGTTCGTGCCTCCGTAGGTGCCCGCCGCCGAGACGTAGACGCGATTGACCCGAATGAACTGGGTGGTCGTGGCGCTGCTCTGGGAGGCACCCGCGAGGTCGATCTCCTCCTGCGCGATGGCCCAGTTCTCGTCGAGGCCCGAAACGATGACTTTCCGGGCGCCCGTGCCCGCCACCGTGTCGTTCGCGTCGCCGCCGGATTTGACCCGGACGGTGCTGGCAGCCGTCAGGAATCCGCTGTAGGTGCCCCCGGCATCCCAGATGTCCTCGGCAGTGGTGCCGACAGCCGGACTGTAGCCGAACTTGTCGGCTGCGATGTAGTCAGAGATGTTGCCCCGAGCAGCCTCGATATAGGGGAGGCGCTGGGGCGGATTGGCGGGATTAGTGGGCATACGGGGATATTAGCCGGTTTTGGGCAATATGGCAAGGTTTTGCCGGAAATAGGCAAGTGGCCTTGGGCCGGGGGGTCCGCGCCTCGGGGGAAGCCCCCACCCCTCTTATTGAGATTGCGTCTCATTATCAGGAACACGGCGGCGCGGCGCGGCGCGGCCCTAATGAGATTGCGTCTCATTTGCAGCAGCGGCGGCGGCGGCGGCGGCGGCGGCCCTAGTGAGACTGAGTCGCATTATCAAGTGGGCGCGTCTCGACCCGTCAATATGGCAGAATGGGTGGGAAGTTTCCCGCGCTCGCCTAAGTTGCTACGCTGCAATGACTTGGGCGCGTCTGAAACTTGGGGAGCATGGTAAGTTTATGGTAAATAGGCTGGGGGCGGGTCGATAATAGAATGGACGCGCGACGCTGGAATCCCTGGCAGGCGCGGAAACACTAGATTAAAATGCAAACCGTTTACGAACTCGAACTTCGCCAACGTCAGATCCGCGCCGCTGTAAACCGCCTGCGCCGCTTGCCGTACTACGCCAATCATCGTACCCTTGGCTATACTTTCTGCGTACGCGTACTAGGCATTCAGCATGTGAGCGGGGAGCTGTTCAATAAGCGGCTGCGTACGCAGTAGCCTAGCCTAACTTCGTCCTAGCCCCGTGCGGTACTGCCCGTGCGGGGTTTAGGTGGTGACGCGCGACGCTGGAATCCCCGGCAAGCGCATAGACATTAAATAGATTAATGCGCCTAGAATACGATCAAATTCAATTCCCGGCCTACGGGCTCGCCTACTTGCTTGACGGTGATGCGTCTGGAATTTGCGACGAGGCACGCCAAAGCATCGACGAGTTTTTGGCAGAATACCCCGACGTAACCCATTGGACCATCTGTCCCGAAATGGGCGAGGAATGGGAGCCCTACTTTGCGTGGAACCCAGTTTTCGGGCTCGCGTGTGACGTTGTAGACTTGGCGGGGTATGTTAATGACTGACCCACTCGAAACGCCGCGCCGCGTGTCGCGCATAATCGACGCGATCTTGTATCTGGCCCTCTGCGCCATGCTCGCCTTAGGATGGGCCGTGTCCTAGCCCTGGAAAAAAGGGAAGCCCTGCCGGGAGGCTTTAAACCCCGGCACAATCGCCCGGCCCTAGGGCTGGAATAACCCGAAAGAGATAGAGACATGGACCCGACCACATACAACATTTCCCGGCTTTGTGACCTCTTGAATAGGTGGCAGACCCGCGAAAACTTACCCCACATCTGTGCATTCGAACAGCTGTTCGAGGATATCTCCGACGCACAACGGGACTGGCTAGAGCGGTTCAATGCCGCTTGGGATAGGTGGGCAAAGTAGCGGCCAGCCGGGAGCCCACAATCCCGGCACAATCACCCGGCCCTAGGGCTGGACACTTCAGAAAATAGCCCTGGAGGGCAACCATGAACGAACCCCAAAATGACGATGTCACGATTTACACCCCGGCGTGGGGACCGTCCACGGTCTGTGCTGAAGGGAAAGTGATTTACGAGGACCACGATTTCGACCGTTGCGTTGAGGCCGCGCGGGAATGGATGGACGACAACAAATGGTGGCCCAACCTGTGGCAGGTAAACGAACGAGGCATGGTAGACCGCCTCGACAATGAAGGGAACATTGTGGAGTAGCGCCCACGCCGGGAGGCGTTAAACCCCGACCGCCGCCTTGCCGGGAGGCGTTAAACCCCGGCGCAAATCAACCCCGCCGGGGGGATTCCCCGCGCACCCCTAAACATGATTAGTACACTCTCTGAATACGATTTCCTGAACTGGTGGCCCGAATCGCGCCGCGATCAGTTTAGCCTGGAAGCCTTGCGGGCCCTGTTCGAATACTACGAGGCCTTGGCCGAAGACTGCGGTATGGTCATCGAATACGATCCCATTGCCATCTGTTGCGAGTGGACCGAATACGATACCCCGGCAGAGGCTCTAGAAGAATACGGTCTCAGCAGCTTCACACTTGAGGGCCAGAAATGGCTGGAAGGCTACGAAACGACCATTCTACGCCTCGACAGCGGCGGGATCGTAGTGCAAAACTACTAGACCCGCACCCCCTCGCCCTGCCCCGTTCGGCCCTGAGCCGCGCGGGGCTAGGGCAATGAAACCGGGCGGCAATCCGCCGAGCCCGGACAGCACTAGGATAGCTGAAAATGACTGAATCGAAACATACGCCGGGGCCGTGGTACATTCAGCCGGACCGCCGCTACTATGTTATCTACTCCGAGGAATGTGGAGCCCTTGCAGATGTCCAGGCCGATCTCCCGAAAGCAAACGCCCAACTGATCGCGGCGGCCCCGGACCTGCTGGTGGCCCTGGAAGAGTTGATCGCGGCCCCGAACAAGAAACGCCCGGCGGAAGTCTGGGAAGCCGCACGAGCCGCCATCGCTAAGGCGCGGGGGGTCGAGGCATGAGCGAGTCCCGCGAATACCTGGAAGCCCGAATCGAGGCACTAGAACAGGCCAATGAGAACCTGGTTTCGGCCCTGATTGATGCGATGATCTACGCCGAGGACGTACTATTGCACCCGGAACTCCTCGCCTGCTTTAAAAAGGGCGTGGTCGAGCGGGATGTTCGACAGATGCGGAAGCTCATTGAGAGCGAGGGGGCAGCATCATGACTCGCCGCCGCTACGGCCCGAGCCGCCGCGCCGAGAAGCCGAGGCCGCCCGTCTGGCTGCTCGTCGGTAAAGACGGCCAGCAGGTTGCCTGGATTGACGAGGCCACCGCGCTCGAATACGCTCTGGAAGGCGAGACGGTGTTGGGCTACCTGCCCGGAAAGCGCGCCGTCATCTAGAGGGGGCCCGACCGGCCCGCAAAAAGCTCTGGTAGGCTCGACCTGCCAGGGCTCGCGGGCGTGAGGGGCGAAACTGCCCCGCCATGCTCTAAAAGAAATGATTACCTACCGAACCCCAAGCGGCGATCACCGCATCGACGCGAGCCTTCACGAAAAGACCGGCAAGCTCCGGGTCAAAATCAGCCAGATGGGGCGGCCCGGCAGCTGGCTGTTCTTCGGCAGCCACGGCGAGGCCCTGGAATGGCTGGAGGATGTCCTGGACATGATGGAGGGCGGCGATGCCTAAATACCTCGTCACCTGGAAAGAGATCCACCGCGCCGAGGCGGAAGTCGAGGCGGCGAGCCCCGAGGAAGCCCTGGAGAAAATCGACCGGGGAGGCTGGCAGTCGGACTATAGCGACTTCGAGACAATCGACTACGGGGACGGACCCGAGGCCGTGGAGGTACGCAATGACTCCTGACGACCTGGAGCCCCTCGCGCTGGCCCTAGCGCAACTCGACAAGGCCCGCGCCGATGAGCCGTCCGATGCGGCGGTTGCAAGACTCGGCAACTTAGCCTGGAATCACTACTACGCAAACCTGGACCGGGCGACGGAGGCCCTGGAAAGGACCGCCCGCCTGATCGTGGGACTGTCTCAGACTGAGACGGAGGGCGCACAATGATCGACACTTGTGCCTACAAGCGGTGTCGGCAGCCCTCGACGGTCGGTGTGAGACCGACGCGCGGAACCGACCGTTTCCTGTGCCACCGGCATTGGGCCGAGCTGGCCGATCTGCCGGGCTCGGTATGCGACTCGGTCCTGGAGTACCTGAGAAATGAATCCTGATTACCGAAACCGAGCAGCAGTCAACGCTACCCGTAGCCAGATCGCTATGGTACAACTGCTGCAATCCCTGCTTCTGCGGCTCGATGCTCTGGAAGCGATGTCCAAGAAAGAACCTGAACAAGCATGATCTACGCCATTACATGGGCCGCGCTGGTATTTAATCTGGCGGTGGCCGTCGATGAAGGAAGCTGGGTCTGCGGGGCCGTTGTCCTGCTGCTCGCCTACGGCCACGGGGTGCTGCGGCACACGGACGGGCGGCTTGAGGCCCTGGGGGTGGAACGATGAGGCTCTGGAGAAAGCCGATGGCGGGGGGCGACAATGCCAGTTGAGAAACTAGCCCCGATCTGCTGTATGGGGGCGGGGCTCTGGCTGCTGCTCCTCGGGGCTCCCGTCGCGGGCTGCTTCGTCACCATGGTAGGGGCCGCGTGGCTCTGGAGAGACGAGGACTGACCAGAAAGCTCGTCATAACAACTAAATCGGCCCTCGCTCTCCAAGGCGGAAAGCGGGGGCTTTTGCCATAAGTTCGTGGTGCGGGGCGCGATTCGAGCCCGAAACGACCGCCCCCTTTACCACAGATTCCCGCTCTGACCACTGTTTTACCGCTGAGAGCCGTCGTAAGTCCTTACCCTGTAAAGAGGTTCCCAATATTCCCAAGTTTCCCGCTGAAAATAAAAATCGACATTACAAACTCAGTAGGTATTTATGGTATCGGTTTTTCGCGGCGATGGGAAAAATGGGAATATTGGGAAAATCCGTTCAACCTCTTGACCTGTAAGGGTTTACGGGGGTGTGGTGTGGGGTTTATTTGGTAATATTATGGTATATATGGTTATATTACTTGATAGCAAAGCAAGGGGCCATTAGTCTGTCAGGGCAATGAACCATTACACGCATCAGATCGCTGCCTACCTTAGCGGTGAGCAGCTTGAAGTCCTCGACAGAGCCTCAGAGGCCCGAGGGGTCAAAAAGAGTCAGCTCCTCCGAATGGCCCTGGCAGCCTACATCCAGGACATGGGCTACGAGTGGCCGGGGAGGGCCGAGTAACATGGCCCTAGACCACCCCGACCCTGAGGGCCACCTGACGGACCTGACGATTAGTGAACTCCGAGACCAGCGCGACAGCCTCCAGCGCCGTCTAGACAACTGGTCCGAATCGGGCGACTACTGGGACGGCCTCAAGCTCGCCGACCAGCAGCAGGTCCGTTTCCTGGACCGCATCCTAGAGCCCTGGGGCGAAGGCCCGATTGCAGAAGATGGCAACTAATCCGCCCCCCAAAGCCGACCCGGCCACCGCCCAGACCCTCGCGTCCAAGGGCTTCAAGGTGCTGCCGCTCACCGAGTACCGCAAGCACCCCGTCATTAAGGGCTGGCCCAAACTGAGCCCCAGCGAGGCCCACGACAAGCTCCGCTCGACCCTGGGCGCGACCGGCTGGTGCATCGATCTCCGGCCCAGCGACCCGACCAGTCTCCTGGTGATCGACGTCGACCGACCCGGCACCTCACCAGAGGCGTTCTGGCGCGTTCTGGACGGCGGTATCACTCCCCTGCCTCCTGGGGTGGGAATCGTGAGATCGACCAGTGGCGGTATCCATCTGTGGTTCAGGGCGCCCGTGGGCTACGAGTCCCGCCAGCCGCGCGAAAGCATCAAGGTCGGCGGCGAGGGCGGCTACCCCTGCGACATCCGTTGTTCGGCTCGCGGCGGCGTGGTCCTGAACCTCGCGGGCACGGTCGCCAAGAACAAGAAGGGCGAACTGGGCACGTACACCTGGGAAGAGCCTCTCATCGACCCGGCCCTTCTTCCGCCACTTCCAGAACACGTCTGGCAGCAGATCGCGAACACCCCTCCGCCGGGCGGCGCGGGCAAGAACGGCCCTGGGATGCCGACCGAGATCCATGACCTGCTGGGCGAGTTCTTCTGCCATCTGCCGGACGGCTGCATTCCCGATGGCACGTTCACGCAGCGGGCCTACGATCTGGGCCGCGTCATGGGCCGGATCTGGATGCGCCAGAGCCCGCCCCGCGCCTTCCTGGATCGCATGGTCGAGTTGGGCCGCCGTCTCTGTGCCGCTGATGGGCAGTCCGAGTTCAGCCCGAGTACCTGGGAACACCACTTTGCGCGTGGCTGGACGAAGGGCTGGGAGAACATCAAGGGGCAAGCCGTCATCATGCCCTCGGATGCCCGCAAACTTGCCGAAACCATTTTCGGCTCGAAGATCCGACTCCAGATCAACCGCGAGCGCCACCAGATCAAAAGCAATGTCCTAGAGGCGGGCGGCAAGGTCGAGGAGGTCGGCAACATCAAGGACCCGATCTTCGTCAAGGGTCTCCTGTGCCAGATGACCGACACGGACATTGACACGCTTGTCCAGAGCCCGCTAAACTCGAAGCGGTACTGGGATGCTTTCATCCAGTGCCTCAGCGCCGAGGCCAAGCACTCCAAGATCCTGAGCGACGATGTTGACGAGTTCCAGGACTGCCTCCGCCAGTGTGTGCGGGATGCCGCAGACGCGGGGCTCATCTCGGCAACTGCCTCGGGCGGCCAAGCCAAGAAGCCAGACGGCACGGGCATCGACCCGTACAAGCCCTGGCTGCAACTGGCTAAGGGCGACCTTACGCTCTATGTGCCCACCAAGGCGATGGAGCGGCTCACCCAGCAGTTCAGCGGCGCGACCCAGAAATACCTGGAAGAGATCGGCTTCCGCAAGAAGTACGGCATCCATGCCTGGGTCATTCCGATTCAGCCGCCCATCGACGAGGAGGACGGCGCTCTCACGAAACTGGTTGCAGCTCGCGACCTCGAACACCGACAAGCGAAAAGATGACTGAGTACCCCTGCCCCGAGTGCGGCTACGACCTTGAGTACCCGGAAGACGAATGCCAGGAGTGCCTCGAAATCGAGCGCGAACGCTGGGAAGACCTGAAAACCGATGACCGACGCCTCCCTTTCTAGAGTCCACACCCGATACCGCCCCGATGTCCGGCTCATTACCCGCTCAGGGTATCCGGGCACGGGCAAGACGACCCGCCTCGTCCGCGAGAGCAAGGACTGGGAAGGCAACTGGGCCGTCCTCACGTACGGCAAAGACTCGGCCGCCGCTCTCCTGGCGAAGGGCCTCGCGCCCGACAGGTGCGGCACCGTGTACGGCAACATCGGCACGTGGCCCCATGTCACCCATGCGACCGGGCTCCGGGCAAGTGGCGGCCGGACCCCTCCCACCTTCCAGCGCCGCGCCATCCGAGACAGCGACGATCTGGCCCTGGACGAGTATGTCAATCTTGCGCCCTCCAAGGTCAAGAAGGACCCCGAACTCCAGGCCCTCGGCGGCTGGACACCTGAGGAGGGCGAGCCGCCCGCCTGGGTCTGGGAGCCGCCTTCCACCGAGAGCCGCAAGTACGCGGTCGGACTGGTGCGCTGGCTCTGGAAGGGTGCGCCCCTCGTGAGCGACCCCCTCGACTTCGTGGCATACGACGAGGCCCAGGACGCGAGCCGCCTCGAAATGGCCGCCGCGCTTGCCCTTCTTAAGCCGGGGGGAACCTTGCTGGCTTGCGGCGACGAGGGTCAAGCGATCTTCGGCGCGTTCAAGGGCTACCAGCCGGGAGAACTGCCCGCCGCCTGGGACTGGGCCGACGAGCGCGAGTACCAGAGCCCCGGCTACCGGGTCGGCGCCCCCGCCACCGAGGCCGCCTCGGAGGTACTGCGGCCCTACGTGTGGCATGACCCGGCCCTGTACACGGCCCAGCATTCGACCCTGATTCATCACTGGGATATGTTTCGGCCCCCGGACAACGGCATGGTCTTGTCCCTGAGCCGCCACCTCGGCAAGAAGTACGTCCGAGAAAACAATCTCAAGAACGTCAAGCTCGTTCCGGGCGTGACGGGCAATCTGTCGGTCTCGACCATTCACTCGGCCAAGGGTCACGAGGCGGACAGCGTCTACCTGCTGCCCTGGTCGAGAGGGATGCTTAAAAAGCTGGACGAGGGCGACCCCGAACTTCTGAAAGTGGCTTACGTAGCGTTGACTCGGGCTCGCTACCATGTACACTTACCTACTGAGCTTTACCTTCGCTGGAGGCGATAGAGTGCAAGACCTAATCCTCGACACCAAGAACGGCCAGCGCCGCTTCAACATCACCATCCATGAGGACCGCATCGTGGTAGATGTCCGCCGCCGCTATGCTGCGGGCGACTGGGAGCCCTTCACGGAGTTTGTCCTGAACCTCTCACAGTACCATAGCCTTGTATCGTGGCTGGTGGACTGGGAGTTCCAACTCGAATCGCATGGGTAAGGGCGGACAGTTCATCCAGAGCGCCCGCCAGCTTCGGCAACTTCTCCCCCAGGACCCTCTCTGGGTTCTGGACACCGAGACGGACGGCCTCCAGGTGGTCGGCCCCCAGAGCCGCGACCGCGCCTGGATCGTGGGCATCGCGCCTTCCGAGGCCGACGCCATGTTCTACCTGGACTGCGGGCATCCCGAGTGGCCCGAGATGTTGGGGGCCCTAGAGGAAACCCCGCTCGTCGGGCACAACCTCAAGTTCGACATCCATGCCATGAACGCGAGGCCCAAGGTCCCGTGGCTCGACACGATGGGCGGCAAGTACCGCGAGAACACGGCGGGCCGCAAGAGTCTCGACGACCTTTTTCCGGGCGAGAAGCTACCGACCCTTCCCGAACTGAAGGGGTCGGGCGACTCCCAGAACCGCATCGGGACTCTGCGCTATGGGCTCAATGACTGGGACCCGCGCCTCCTGATGTACCTGGAGGACGATGTCCTGAAGACGAAGCGGCTCCACGCGGACAACCTCTACAACAGCAGTAACCTATACACGGACCTCGATACGCGCACCGAGTACGTCACGCACCTCATGGAGGTTCGCGGGGTCCGGCTCCTGCGCGACAAGCTCGACAACCTTGGGGCCATCCTAGGGCCGCTCGCCGACGAGGAACTTGCCAAGATTCGCGCCCTCGGCTTCCAGGGGAACGTCGGCAGCAGCCAGCAACTCCTCGGTTGGCTCCTGGACCAGACGGATTACGTGCGAACCGAGGCGAAGTGGGATGACGAGATCCGCACCCATGCGTTCGACAAGTTACTGCGGAGCTGCAAGTTCCGCTGGAAATACAAGGAGCGCGGGTACTTCAAGGCCAGCACGGACGGCAAGCGGGTGGTCGGCCCCCTCGCAGCGGAAGGCGATCCCCTCGCCCAGGCTCTCATGGAGTATCGGACCTACTCCAAGAAGAAGCGCGATTTCGTGGACCGGCTGCCCGACTTCGTCCAGAGCGACGGACTGGTTCACGGGCAGATCCGTACCTGGGGCACGACCACGACCCGCTTTAGCCACGCGAACCCGAACCTCGGGCAGATCCCCAAGCAGAACAAGACGAAGCGCGAGATCGAACTGGGACTGGCCCTCCGATTTCGCGAGTGCTTTACGGGCGCCTCGGGCTACATGAGCGGGGCCGATTTCGGGCAGGTCGAGATGCGCGTTGCCGCCGCCCTGAGCGGGGACGCGAACCTCCTGGCCGCGTTCAGTTCTGGGCGCGACTTCCACACGGACACGGCCTGTCAGGTTTTCGACCGTACCCCGGAGACCCTTCGCAAGGAGGAGCGGTTCGCCGTCAAGCAGATCAACTTCGGAATCCTGAACGGGATGCAAGCGAACCGTCTCGCCATTGCCATCGGTTGCCGCCCCAGCGAGGCAAAGGCGTGGCGCGAGGCGTACTTGGCCCGCTTCCAGGGCCTTGCCGACTGGATGACCGCCGTGACCCATACGGCCAATCATCAGCGCTACGTGCGGGGCGTCGATGGGGCCATCCGAATCTATGACCGGGGAAGCGGCTCTGTGAATAACGCCGTGTCCTTGCGAGTGCAGGGAGGCGCGGCCTTCCTCATGAAGCACGGGCTCGTCGCCTGTGAGGAGGCGGGCCTTCGTCCGGTACTGAGCGTACACGACGAGATCGTGGGCGACATCAAGGGGCGCGGTCCCGAGTACGCAGAGACGATGGCATTTGCCGCCAATAATGCTTTACCTAGCGTGTTCGGTGCTGTAGACTTTACGGCAGAAGGCGGTCACGGAGACTCCTGGGCCGCCGTCTAGGTTGTTCTTTAAGCACGCAGGGTCGCGGCCGTTGTCCGTTGTTCAGCAAGCGCGCTAGGGGGCTTGTCCCTGGAAAACCCCTAGCACCCCACCATGAGCATCAAGAAGAAAATCGAAGGCAAGATCGAGAAGATCCTGGACGAGATGGATCGCGCTGCTCCTGCCGAACTGAACTCGTATGCCCGTGCCATCGCGGCACTGGCCTCGGCGCTCTCGGAAGTCTCCGGGGGTTCCGCCCAGGGCCTAGCAACCCTAATCGAACAAGCAAAAGTCAAGGAATCTGAGAATGAGTGAAGAACTCCAACAGAAGGAAGACGAGATCAAGCTGAGTGATCTGAACTTTACGCCCATGTCGGCAAACGCCGCACAGGGCAAGCGCGAGCCGCGTAAGCAGCCGCCTACCATGCAACGGTGGGCGGGATGCACGATCACGAACATCCGGCCTTTCAAGCCCCGCACCTTCGGGGACGAGGAGCCGGTTAACCCGCCCGACTACCGACTCCAACTCACCATCGACACGCATGGTCAGTGGGAAGAAGAGGACGGCTGCGTATTCGTGTACTTCAACTGGTGGGAAGGGCAGAACCCGTCCGAGCTTTCCAACTGGCACAGCGTTAACTGCGCTGTTTGGCCGAACGAGAAGGACCGGGAAGGCAAGACTCCCGCAGACATGGTTGGGCAGCAAGTGACTGTCTGCACCATGCCTGGGAAGAAGCCGGGCTCCGTCAAGATCGTCCTGGAGGCGAACGACTAACCGCGTACCGCTAGGGCTGGTCCGGCAACGGGCTGGCCCAAGCAACCCTACCTATGCTTACGAAACAAGAACACGCTGACTGGTCCCACCTGTTACAGGAGGCCCTGCACCACGGGATGCTGAATATGCAGCCCGAACACCTGGACTACTGGATCGAGGACCTCGGCTCTAGTGTCCGGCGAACCTTCTTGCCCGAGACCGACACCCGTCCGGCACGCATCAAGCCCTCAAGCGGCCTGAACTGCCAGGGGCTCGCCGCCCTTACCCTCCAGGGCAAGACCGAGGAGCGGGGGCGGCCTAACCTCGCGAACTTTGCGACGGGGCACTTCCACCATGCCCTGTGCTATGCCGCCCTCCAGAGCGCACTCCCCCCGGATGCCATCGAGCTTACCCTCGAACAAGAGTTTTCCCTCCCCGATTCGCTGTCCTGGTGGCCCGAGAAAGGCACACCAGGGTTCAGTGATCGGAGCTTCGTGGATATCTCGCTGCGTGTCCTGGAAGACGGCTGGCTGCCCGAGGGCGCGCCGACGCACATCGTGGCCGACATCAAGACGAAGCCGGGCCGCTCGATGGCCTACGCGAAGCCCGTCCACAGTGTCGATCACGATGTCTTCGGCAACTCGGAGCAGGTCGCCGTCTACTCGGAGATGCTGGGAACGCTCGACAACGGCGCCATCATCCTGAGCGTGAACAAGGAAGTCCCGGCCCTAGAGGATGGCCGCTTCGGGGTCAGCTACATCTGGCCGGACGACCTCAAGCGAGTCCGCGACCGTGCCCAGGCCCGCGTCGAGGGGGCGATTGCCGGGAAGTTCGTCCCAGAGCTTTGGCTGCGGCGCAACGAGCCCAACGCTTCCGGGCGTGGCAAGCTGTTCGTGCCCTGCAACAAAGTCAAGGGAGGCGAGGGCGAGACCTACTGCAATGCGAGCGCCGCCTGTGAGGCGCTGCGGGAGAGTTGGGAGGTATGACCTCCATCGTCTCCGAGCGCGAGGCCCAGTACGGCCCCTGCACCGTCAACCACCCAAGGACGCAAGCCCTTTGGTGCGCGTACCTTGCGTTGCTCCCAGGGCAGCCCACGGCCGTCGATGTCTGCGTCCTGAATATGCTCCAGAAGATCGCGCGGGCCATCCATGATCCGACCTTCGAGGACAACTGGGTCGACATCCAGGGCTACGCCGAGAACGCGCTGACCCTGGCCCGCGCCGACCGATGGAAGCCCTAAAGACCTGTAACATCTGCGGCGTTGCCAAGGTCCTAGACGAGTTTCCGCGCGACAATCGGAACGTCAAGGACGGACGCAAGACCTACTGCAAGCCCTGCCAGAACGCTCGCCGTCCGAAGCGCGAGTGCCCTGAGTGCGGCCTCCTCAAGCGCACCGACACGGGCTACCACAAGGGCCAGTCCGAGTGCAAGGCCTGTAGCGCCGCTCGCTGGAAGGGCCGCAAAGAGCGCATCTGCCGGAGCTGCCGCCTAACCTACACGCGCGACGAACTCAGGGACGGCAAGTGCGCTGGCTGCCGGACCATCTCGACCCTGCCGCCGGTCCCCTCGCCGCAGCCCGCCCGTCCCGGCTGCATCATCTATAAGGGTGTCTGCTTGGTCCTCGAACTTGAGGCCGAGTCCTGGCGTATCGCGCCGGTCAAGGTCTGTAAGCAGTGCGGGGTCGATCAGCACCTTGAGGTCTGCCTCGACTGCACGGACCCGGTGGGCGCGGGCGATAGGCAGAAGTCGATCCGGCCCCTTAGACCTTGCCCCGACTGTAGGGCCTGGAGTCCTGGCGGGCAGAAATGCTACGGGTGCAGGGACTAGAGCAGCCCCATGAGCGCGTCTTCCCACTTGCCGATCTCGGCCCGGAGACGGCTGACCCGCGCGTCCACGTTCTTGAAGCGGGTAGTCTCCGCAATCTGGAACATGGCTTCCGCGTAGGCGATGTCGTGCAGGGTAGCGTAGTCCTGCACTTCCTGGAGGCGCTGGGTGACGAGGAGGCCCAGCTCGTACTGGCAAGCGGCCCACCCGTAGGCGGCAACGACCGCATCGGGCATCTCAGGGCTGATCCCGTGTCGCTCCAGGATCTCGCCCGCGAGTTGCTCGACGCTCTGCTCTAGGAGAGGCGGATCGGCGCCCAGTCTGTGCCGGACGGCGGCCTTGTCGTCGCGACTCCAGACCGGCTGGATGTCGTCGTTGTCTTTGGGGAGGGGTTGCTGGCTCATACTTTGATCCTCACAGGCAGGTCGCCGGGGGCAAGTGTGTAGGTCGTGACATCGGCGCCGACCCTGACGCGCATCGTGCCCTCGATGAGGATGATGTTCGCAGAGCCGCTAATGCTGATCTCGCCGCCCTTGTTGTCGGCAGCGTAGGTATCATGCTCGTCAAGCAGGTAGAAGTCCCAGTTGCCTGGGGCATCGGGCGCGGCCCTGTAGGAGGACCACGGGGAGATCATCAGTTCCCGCACGTTCGGCGAGAGGTACTTCCAGATCACGAAGCCCTGGGGAACGCGCTCGCCTGTACCGGGTTCGCGGGCCCACAGGACCATGTTCTTCATGCGGGCCGCATGGAACGTGACCTGCCCTGCCGAGTCGTAGGCGAGCCCGCGCAGGTTGTTGACCGCGAGTTCGCTGTTCTCGACGAGCTTGATGTAGACCCGGACAGGCTCGGGAGCATACTCCCAGGTATTCGAGTGGAACCAGGAGAAGATGAACGTGGTGAGAAAGTACTTCATGTCGTCGTAAAGGCGATCAGGATGGCGTCATCCTCGTGGTCGGTGGTGTCGGCCGTCCCGGTAGTGAGTTGCTGGACGGCCTGGGAGATGCCCCATTTCTTCGCGGCCCTAGAGTCGGCGGGTCCCTCCCAGTCTTTGTACGGGACACCGATCTGTTTGGCGGCGAATGTCTTGAGGGCCTTGGGCGTGATCTGGGACATCGGGATATCGTGCCGCGCCGCCCAGCCGCCGACCACCCCCAGGACCCAGTGCATCGTACAAGCGTTCTGGCCGCCTCGCCGCGAGCCGCCGTACCCGAAAGGGGCCGCCTCGATCCGCACTCGCTGGGGCCGGGGGAGCGTGGCGAACATTTCCTCTAGAGCCCTGTTGACAAACTTGGGCATCGCGAGGTAGACTCGGCCGCAGTCGACCGTGCGAGTCGCCAGCACCCTGCCGGTACTCGTGTCGACGAGCGCAAGCCCTAGGTTGCGAAAGCCCGGATCAATGCCAAGAACAAGCATAATCAGAACAGGTCCGCCGGAGGTTCGTGGTACTCCTCATCGAGCATATCCAGGACCCAGCTCGGCAACACAGAGCCGCAGTCCTCGAACGGGCAGTCGCCGTTGGGGAGGAGGTACGCATCGCAGTTGGGGCACTGGAGGTCGGGCATGGCACTGAGGCAGCTTTGGCTAAGTGAGGAGTTACTGAGGGGGCACTATCACTGGGTCCATCTTCAGACCTTGATGAATGTAGGTAGCGGCGAATGACTCTGTTCCGAATCGTAGACCGTAAAGCCAAGGACCCAATCCGTCTGCCGACCACGGACGAAATCGAAGGCAGCTTTACGCGTGTCCCCGCCGTAGCCGCCCTCATGTCCATAGACGAGCTTGCGACCCACCTTGCCAAACAGAGTCCCCTGCTTGTGGGTGTGGCCGATGTGTACATTTACCCCGTGATTCAGAGCAAACTTGAGGGCGAGACCCCCGCCGAACTTACTGGAGCCCAACCGGCCTTCGTGCCCGTGGTAGATTGCGACGCACTGACCTTGCCCGCATCCGACTTTATGGCCCGCTTTGACCATCCGGATATCGTAGTCCGCTACGCCGACGTACTCCGGCCAGTCTACGCCAATGTTGCGGATCACTGGCGCTCGGTTCTGGATGTAACTCGACCATCGCGCCTCGTGGTTGCCTTCGATGTAGACGATGTCTGCCTTGGGGCTAGCTTGGCGCAGCTTGTCCAGCCAGAGGGAGTGTTCTGCTACTTCGCGCTCCAGGTTGTCCTCCCAGCGGGGGTTACGGCGATGCTGCGAAAGAGCATGGAAGTCTGCGATATCCCCCGCTAGTACGATCTTGCCGGGGCGTTCCTTTCGCAGGTACTCGTCAACCTTCTTCTGCCATCGGGCGCTCTGGAAGGGGACATGGACGTCATTCAGGACTAGCGTTTTCAAGGATCAACTTCAATCTGGTCAAGCCCCGGCATTCCGCACTCAGGGCATTCTGTACCTTCAAAGGTTCCACGCCTCATCGGCACAATCGCGAACTCCGTATTGCCGCACTGGCGGCAGCTCAGGAGGTCGAGCATCAGGGGGCCCTCCTCGACGCACGCATCAAGGAGCATCCCGTAGAGGTCATCGTGAGGGAAGTCGTCGGGCCGGTCGGACATAGGTCAGGTACTCGCCCTCTAGGGTCTCGATGATTGCCTCGACCTCAGAGTAGAGGGCCGCGCCACCGCTGCGACTGTAGCACACAGGGCAAGGGTTGGCAAGGTCAGCCACCGTTCTTCACCTTCCGATCTACAGTCTTTACCAGCAATACCTTAGAGATGATCTCGTAGGCCGCCCAGATCAGGAGCGCCCGGATCAGCCAGGTCGTGAGGTCCGACTGCGCTTGCTCGACCAGCGGCTTGGCGGCGTTGTTCGCGGCCTCGGCTACGGCCTCTTGTAGCCCTGCGATGTTCCAGAGGTTCTCCTGGACCTCGGCCAGCTTCAGGTCGGCCTCGATGTTGCCGACAAAGTAGAAGCCGAGCATGGCCCCGCCGAACGAGCCGATGGGACCGCCGTAGACCGCGCCGAGCGTCGCCAGCCCTGAGACGATGCTGCCCTTTCCTGCCGTGTCACCGGCTTCCTTCCAGAACCCGGCTTGGCAACTGGACAGCGCCAGGACTAGACCCAGCGCAGCAAGGCGTAGGCGATGACGCACAGGGCTACGGTGGCGGCGAGCTTGGGGTTCTGCTTGATTCGTTGGATGAGGTTCTTCATCGGGTCATGCTGTAGAGGAGAGCGGCGAACCCACCAAGGAACGCCGTGAAAGCGCTGAGGATCTTACCCCAGTGGTCAAGTAGGAACCTGCCGATACGACCCTCGACTACGGTGGTCCCGTCTTTCTTTACCAGTTCCAACTGGTCCGACAGTGCCACCATGTTGAGTGCCATCGAGCGCATGGGCTCCACCTTCATCGGGTCGATGTCGATGCAGCGCACCAGGAAGACAAGCACATTACGGTCTTGGTCCAGCACACCATGGACATCGATCTCGACTGGTACCGGAAGACCATAGGGGTCTCGGTACTTCTTCTTCATCGTGTAGTTCTGGAGGACATCCTCGGGATCGAGGACCCGCCTCACCATAGCGAGGTCGTGCTTTCGGTCATCCTCCATAGTGATGGAGGTCCAGGCAGTGCCGACAAGCTGGTCTGCCGAGTAGCCGAGGATGTCGGCGTACTTCTGGTTGACCCAGAGGAACACATTGGTTTTGATATCGACGAGCGCGACACCCTGGTAGGGATCCTGCTCGAAGATGGTCTCTACCTGGACGGGACTAAGATCGCGCGGGCTTGATATGGTCATCGGGAGCCGAAGTCTTTTTGAGTGGTTAAGAGGGCTTCACGGATACGGAGGGCTTCTTCGCGAAGTTCCCGTACCTCGGAGGCAGATGTGGCTTCCTGAGCCATAAGTTCTAGGCGGCGCAGCTGGCGCTTTGCCATGTTCGACTGGAATAGGGCTGCTTGCTTCGGGTCGTTGTTGAAGCGGGCGGGCAGCACCATACTGAGTAGGGAACTGTCCAGTGCTTCGAGGTCTCCAGTGATCGCCTGCTCCCCAAGACGGCCGACGAAGGTGGCATCGAGAAGGGCCTTGGCCGCACTGTCCGCCTCAAGGCCTTCATCGCCGATAGAGTCTTTGATGATACCGGGGAAGCCACCGCCGCCGACCGCCATGAAAGCGGGGGGCTCGACGCTCTGGACGCCTTTAACCGTAGCGACTTCGCCGGGCAGGAGGTGTTCAGCCGCGCCCATCACAGACATCAGCGCGTCAAGGTTCGCGTTCATGCGGCCCATGTCGGCTTGGAACTTACCCTTCTCGTAGACGATTTTGCCGTTCGAGTCGACGCCCATGTTGCCGTTCTGCTCTAGGGTGGTGACCCATTGACTTGCCAACTTCGGGTCGCGGGCCATCCTTTCGAGTGACCAAGGGATGTACTTGCGACCGAAGGTGTAGTAGGGGATGAGGCGCTTAAGGATCTGGCGCTCGCCGATACCTAGCGTCGAATAGTCTACATGAGCGCGGCGGGCGAGTTCATAGGCGTCCTCGACCTTATGACCATCGAACACAAGGGCGTAGACCGTAGCCATACGAGCGCTCATCTCAGGAACCTGCGTCGTGGCGAGGGCATCATCCCAGAACTTCGTGACACCTTCTTGCCAGGTCTTGTCGTCCGCGTAACGGAGTCGCTCAAGTTCACCTGATTTCTCAAATGATGTGACATTGGTGCGGCCTCCCACCTTAACGTCTTGCCGGGCGAAGGTACCGGAAAGGAGCCCTGATTCGACGGCACCCATCCACAGGTCTTCGTGGGTGATCTCGTCGCCGGAGGGCAGTTTGATACTACCCACCTCATCCAAGTCGTCGAGGCGTTTGCCGGTCACCGCGCCGAACACCATACGGGCGGAATCGCGGCCGGTTTTCAGCTCGCCTTTAAACCCGGCTGCGCGGGACATACTCTTGGGGACGTTAGCTGCGTCTCCGAGGCCGAACATTACCTGGGCGACTGCGTAGTGCCCCATCGCAATCGAGCCGACACTGGCACCGGCCGCCTGGCTCTGGAAGATGCCGGAGATCAGGTTGCCCACATGGTGAGCGGGGCGCAGTACCGTCTGGAACTTCTTGAGTCCGAAGTTTACCCAGTCGTACACTGCCCAGGCTTCCGCAAACTTGCTCGGCTCTGGAGCGACCTGCGACCGGAACATCTGGAGCATATCGTCACCCCCCGCAACGACCCATTGGCCGGGGCGGGCATCTTCTAGGGCGTTCAGGCGGGCGCCCCCGAGTTGGTGCGCGACGAACGCCTGCCCCACCGAGTCGGAGGTGTCGTCCATGAGTTCGATGCTCATTTTGTCGCGGCGGACCTCATGGAGGTCGACGAGGGCCCGAGTTCCGTCGGGCTGCTCGACCACCATGTAACGCGCCGTTTCAATACTCTCATCCTGCTTAGTGCCGATGCGGACGCCCTTATCGTCGGCCTTGAACTTCGTGCGCTTATTCGAGTGCTTGATCTGCTGGTGGTTCGCGTCGAGAAGTTGGACGATGCGCCCCCCGATGGTACCCGTCTGCATCGACGCTTCATGGCCGAAAAAGTCGTCAACCAGGCGGGCGGAGTTGTACTGCTCGAAGTCCCGGCTCATGCGGGCCATCATCAGGTCAACGTGGTCATCGATGTATTTGCCCGGCTTGAGTCCTTCTGCCTCAAGTAGGTCGCCGAGTTCCTTAGCCAACTTCTTTCCTTCCGGGCCGGTCTTCTCCAACTCGTCCATCTTGGTGCCGATCTCCTCTAATGTGAGGCTCCGGCCCTGTTCAAGTCGCTTCTTGAAGTTGGAACTGACGCCTTTGAGCCCGGCCGTGGTTTTGTCTACTTGGCCCAGTAGATCGCGCAACTTCCGCTCTCGACGGCCATTACGGAGGCGGGGCAAATACCCGAGAGGGGCACCCATCGAGAAGCTGTTGGCCTGGTGCGCGAGACGGGCCGCATCATCCGAGAGCCCGAAAACGAAGTCGAGGTCGTCGGCGTCAGCCTTCTTGAAGACGGCCTTCGCCTGCTCTGGGACCATGCGGCCGAGGGCTTGGGTGCCGCGCTCTAGGCGTTCGAGGGTGAGTGAGGTAAATCGGCCTTGTTTGAGGTCCCCAAGCGCCAGCATATAGTCCGCGAGCGTCTGCATCTCTGGCGTAAGTTCGCCAAGCACGAACGGGACTTCGACCTCTTGATCGACAAAGGCTTTCTTCGGAGGGAGCCCTTGACGTTGGCGACGCAGCGTGTCCCGCAAAGTTCGACGCAACTTCGGGTCATCGGTCGCGTCGATGGCCGCTTTCAGGTCGTCGGCGTCAAGATCTTGGAGGCGGCGGCTCTGGGTGGCCTTGCCCACATCGAAGCGCACAAGCGCCTCGTCCTTCACCTTTGGCCGGTTCTTACGGACGCTCCGGATCTTGGAGCGCAACTCGGGGTCAAGCACTGCGTCGGTATGGCGCAGCTCGTCGAGGTCCTCCATCGAGAGTTCGTGGATGCGCTTACCGGCAAATCTAGAGGCCATGCGCGGGCCGAGTTGCTCGGCTTCGAGGCGCACCATCTCGTGACGACTAAAGTGGCGCCCCTCGGAGTTGAGGATGTCGAGCGTAGCACTGTCCAGCGCGTCAAGCATACGCTCGGTGCGCTTATCCAGCCGGGTGATCCCTCTCAGGGCCTCAACCGTGCCGCGAGCCCGCCCAAGGAAGTCGACAAGGTGCTGCGCCCCAGCGAGCCGCTCCTCCTCCTTGTCAGACCGGATGGCCTTCATCGTTGCGCCAAGGTCAAGCGGGTGAATGGCGCCCTCAGTGTGGATGTTGAGGACACGGCTGACCTCCTCGACTGACATACCCTCGGCCTCAGCGATCCGCTCGACGCGCTCGATGAGGGCTTTCTGCTTACCCTCAAGGATCAAGCGCCCTTGTGCCTCCCGCTTGAGGTGTTCGTCCTGGAGTTCCTTGATCCACTCTGAGGTGTCAGGATTGCCTCGGTGGAGCATCTTCTCACGGAACTTGCGGAGACCCTGGCCCGCGTTGTAGGCGACCTCGGCCGACCAATGGCCGGTCCCCAGGTCGGGCATCTCGCGGCGCACAAAGTCGGTCTTTGCTTTCTCCAGGATGCGGTCGGCGCGCTTACCCTCGACGCGGATCTCGTTCAGGTATTTGCCGAGTGGCTCTGCGATGTTCTCAGTGGCGACCGGGTTGGTCTTACTCTTCGGCCACTTGAGGATCTGCTCTCGGAGTTCCTTGGGGATACCGCGAGTCTTGACGATTTCCTCCAGCGGGGCGCCAGCCGCGATCTTCTCTCGGACGCGCTTAACGACTTGCTGGATGTCGGTTTTCTGGAGTTTGCGCGAGGCCGAGCCATAGAGTACCCTCCACTTGGCGGCGGCCAGCTCGTCGTTGCCGAACTCTCCGACCTTTGCCGTGAAAGCCGACTCCAGGGCCGACGCACCTAGTTTGAACGCCTTGGGTACCGCCGCGATGTCTGCGAGGCCGTCCATGACCATATCCCCTACGTCACCCATACCTCGGATGCCGTTACCCATCCAGCGCCAGACGGGCTCCATCTTCTCAAGAGGCTTCTTGTAGAAGAGGTGGTTCTGGAGGGCGAACCAGGACTTATGCTTCTGGAGCGGAGCTGGCGCCTTCTTGGACGCGCCCCACCGGGCGAGCCCTGGGATGGTGATGAGCAAGTCCTCCTTGGCGGACGTTTTTACGATGTCCTCGATGAGCGTGTTGCCGCCTACTTCGCCAAGATCCCGCGCCGCTCGCTTGACTGCTCGCCCCTTGAGGGACCCTTCTTGTAGACCGGCGTGCAGCGCTTCACGCAGTTCCCCCGCCGTCCTGAACTTATTGACGTCGATGCCCTGGTCTGCAAGCCGCTTACCCTTCTTCATGCCTCCGCCAACCTGGGCAGCGCGGACGCTCTTGCCGGCCTTCGCAATCCCCGTGACGCCGGCAGTCAGGTACGTGGCCGGGTCGGTGAGCATATCGGTCAAGAAGTTGGCGACACCACCCCGGTCGCCGAATACCTCTTCCACGGTGGCGTCCGTTTCATGGGAGGCCATGACGCCCAGGAGGGGCATGAGTTCTGGGGCGACGATCCCCTCACGACTGAAGAGGTCGATGTCCTCATCCTGGAGAGCCCGCAACGTCCGGTAAAGGACTTGTTGCGGGATTCCGAGGGTGGAGTTATAGACGCGTGAGAGGAGGTTGGTCATCGAAGTTGTCGCGCTCGATTCTCTTGTTGCAGCGCACTCTGCGGATCGGTCTGCATGAACTCGTCGACCTCTTCAGCAGAGGAAGTCAGGTACATCAAGGCGTTCGTTGAGGGAGATGAGACCGTATCAGCCCGTCCGAATAGGAGAGGCTGATAGGTGACAAACTCTGCGCCTAGATCCATCGAGGCGATCACGTCGTCGATGCGCTGGCCGTAGTCATCGGCATAGGCTGCGATGTAAGAGTTGAACTGTTGCTGGCCCGCAGAGGTTGCTTGTTGGCGCACTCCGAGTTGGAAGGCACCGGCCCCACTCATGTACTCTAGAGCACGACGGACTTTGGCACCTTCTGTGGCACCTTGATTGACGTACTCGATGAACTCGTCGCGCTGCGCGTTTTCCCCGTCTTCGAGGGTAAGAGACAGTCCAGTCCCCTCTGGCGCCTTGGCTGTCATGCGGTCGTAGAAGCCCTCAAGGTCTCCGTGGGCGACAGCTCGGGTGGCGGCGAACATAGTTTGCTCTGCCATGTTGGTCACGGCCGGGTCGGCGGCAACGCTCTGGAGGAGTTCGAGTTCCTGGGTAAGGCCAGTGGTCCGATCCTCGTCACCTGCGGCAACTGCGACGGTGAGTTCATCCTGGATGTCCTCCATGAGTGATCCCGCAGCGGCACTGTTAGGGAGCACCGACCGGACGATTTCACGGCCGTAGACGCTACCGCCCTCCCGCACGAGTTCGAGTTGCTGGGGGTTGTAGCCCTGCTTCTGCATCCAGTTGCGGGCTTGCACATCCCCCATTCCAGAGGTCTGCTCGCGGATCTCCGCCGCAACCTGTGGCGACATGACACGGAAGTTCGCACTGATGTTGCCGCCAATGACCTCGGCCGGGTTCTCGTAGGTCAGGGCCAAGTCTTCGATGAACTCGTAGTCCTGGGCAATGGCTCGCTTCGTGGAGGCAATCGTCCCCTCGTCCCAACCTGCGCGGGCCGCAACCTGGTCGACCGCCCTAAGTGCGGAAAGGGTAGGATTCTCAGCAGCGCCGGTCGATCCCTCGAAGGCTGCGGCAAGTTCGGTTGCGCCGGTGGCCGTCAGGGTCATAGCGCCGTTCTCGTCCATGATGAACGCGGTGCTAGGGAGTTCAAGGTCGATGTCGAGTTGGGCGCCAGCGTTGGTTGCGGCCTCGCCAACGCGGGCGCTGAAGTCCCGCTTGGCCTCAAGGCGCTGGAGAGCTGCCAACGAGTTCTGGACGTCACCGATTTGAACGTTGTCAATGGCCTCGGCAAGCGCGGGGGCGTTACCAAGGTCGCGGCCGAGCTGCTCGGCTAGGCTTGCGAGGGAGGCATCGTCGCCTTCGCCCTGGAGCATACCGACAATCTCGCGGACAGCAGGGTCCTCGATGTCTGACAGGCTGGTGTAGTTGAAGTTCTCGAGGTAGCCTACGATGGTGTTACTCACGTCATAGGCTTGCTGCTGCGTCGAGTCCTTACCATAGCGCTGGGAGATGACTGTGCGGCGGGTCTTAGTCGACGTGCCTTCGTCGGCGAGGGCCTTGTACTCCCCTGCCTCGACGGCCATACTAAGCGAGGCTTGCTTCGCCCCTTCTTCGAGAGTCCGAAGGCCCTGCAAGTAGGCTGCTGCCTGTTCAGCAACGAGGGCCTTGTTAGTATCCAGTGCTAGGTTTTCCGAGGTGTTGCCCTGTAAAGTGGTCGCCCCTTCGATCATGACGTCCAGTCGCTCAAGGAAGTCATTAGGGCTCGTCCTAGCTAGATCCCGAGCAACTTGAGTCTTAGCCGCTAGGTTTTGGTTAAACTGGTCGATGGTGCGTTGATCGCGGTCAAACACCGTCTTAGTGGCTACTTGGACACGATTCGTTAGGTCCTCGATCAGTGAGGAGCCCTGTGGTAGTAACCCGAGCAGCCCGCTAAAGTCACCGGTCTCCCTGGCGTAGTCGCGTTGGGCCTCAAACTCACGCGCACGGTCGGCTTCCTCGCGCTGGAATCCTTGAGCTTGCTGGACGGCCTTCTCTCGCGCAGCCACATCCAGTTCCTTCATCGCTTTATCGTGAGCAAATCGAGCGTTCTGGAGCGCCTCCGCGTTCTCTGCGCTCTGGTCGGCCAGGTACGCAGAGTGAGCGCGGTCGAGTTCCGCTTCCGCAGACTTCGCCGTTTGCAGGCGCTCGTCGCGTCTGAGGGTGAACTCGCGTTGAGTTGCCCCTTCTTCGCGCTGGAACTCGCGCCCCTTCTCTGCTTCTTCCGCGCGAATGTCTGCCTCGAAGCGGGCAATCTTCTCGGCGCTATCGACGCGGATTCCGGCGATCTCTTTAGCCGTTGCGGATTCCTGGTCGCCTCGGATCTTGGCGACAGCTTTTGCGGTATCGGCCTCGATCTTTCCGCGCTTCTCGGCAAGCTCTAGGGCTGTTTGCTTGTCAACCTCGGCCTTAAACTTGATCTCGGCTTTGCGTGCCTTCCGGTCCTGCGCTGCTTGCTGCCCCTTGAGCAGTGGGCTAATGAAGTCCCTACCCGTCTCCGCCGTAGCGTATCCTGCGATACCCCCAGCGATGGCTTCTGCGATTGCTTTTCCTAGACTCATGCGGTCTCTCCGTCATCTGCGAACAACATTGAGAATGCGTCGCTGCCGATAAAGGCGCTGGCCATGCCGCCTGCGATAGTCGCAAACACCTTGCCTTTCGACGCTTCCTGCTGGGCCTTAAGCTGCATCAAGAACTCCTGGTGTCGCAGGTTCGTCTCGTAGCGCTGCTCTCGGAGCTGGCCCGCCTGACCGAGAAGTTGGGCCTGTACATCTAACATGGCCCGCTCGTTCTCGACGCGCCTTGCATGGGCCGCCATCGTGGCCTGCCCAGTTTGCTCTAGGAGGGCCAAAGTCGCGGCGCCCACTTGCGCGGCCCCCGTCAGACCGGCAGCCTGTTCGGACTGCTCGATGGTGGCAGCGGCCTGTTCGCGCAGCCCCTTGACCAGGGCTTGCTCGAAAATCGGGTCGCGCTTCTCGGCCATCTGCTCTGCGCGAATGGCAAGGTTCTCCAGCGGGGTAGCCGGATCAAGGGGATCTTCGTAGATTCGGCGTGCCATCCTAGTATTCCACGGTGAGGGTAAAGTCTTTGCCCGGCTCTGTGGTGGTCGGCGTCACATAGAGCCGCCCATCCTGCCAGGAGAAATCGGCCGCACCACCCACGACTCGGCGGGGCGGCGCGGTACGGGGGTTTTCGATCTCGACGGGGACGCCGGGACCCTTGGATTGCGCTCGCAGCACGACACCCTCGTCGGCCGAGGCGCCGTGTTGGGCGAGCCCCTGATCGTCAGGGGTCGGGGGGTTGTGTCGTTTGACGGTCATTCGCGGTCCTCCGGGCGGATATCGACTTCCGCCGAGCCGATGCGGTGGAGCAGAGGCGCGAGCGCCCGGAGTATAACACGGATAAAGCGTCCGCGTCCACCCGATCCGCTATTTTGTGCGCCCGCCGCCGTGGGGATATACTCGGAGCCTTCGCGGCTGTCGCGTACCCCCGGCTGGTCCTTGCCCTGGACAGAGATTTCCCAGTGGTCGCCGTCCTGGAGGTCGAGGTTCGCCATCACCTCAGAGCGGCCGTAGCCCACCGAGAACTCGCCCGTGTCCAACATCATGCCGGTTTCGCCGACGCCGAAGTACATACGGACTTCCTCGCTCTGGAGCTGGACCAGGGAGCCCGAGGTCACAGTGAGGAGACCCGCTGCCCCGCCGACCTGGTTGAACAGGAGCATACCCTGCCAGGGCCCGAGCGTCTCGCCTACCGGGACGTACTCGATGGCGGACTCGGTGGTGCCGGTAGTCGGGTCAAGCTGGACGTCCCGAGTCGTGCGGATCTGCTGGTAGCCGCTCTGGTAAGTCTCGGGGACGCCGACCGTCGCGTTCGACCAGTTGAACAGTACCGTGTAGTTGCCCGAGTTGAAGGCCCTAGTGAAGAGTTGGGCCGTGACGGTGCTGTAGTCCGTGAATACCGTGTCGACCGCCGTGTCCGGGGTGCCGAGTACGATGTCCATTTCCGAGAACACGCGGAGGGGGTAGGGCGCGAACGTCTCTTCACTGCGCTGGCTGAACCGCGTGTAGGTCGGCTCATGGATCAGGGCATAGGCGCACAGGTTGTTGATGCGGCGCTGGTTCTCTTCTTCGCTCAGTTGACGCGCCGAGGTGTTCACCTTCATGGACGGCGCAACCGATTTACCTGCGGCCGACCCCCGATAGAGCGCCCGCAGCGTATAGAGCATCTGGTTACGGTCGTTCAGGTTGTAGTCGAGCCCTGCCTCGATTCCGACGACCGACCCGTAGACCCCCGGCTCGCAAGCGTCGGTGCCGTCATAGTCCTCGTAGTCGGCCGGATTGTTGCGGAAGTCGTCGATGTCCCACCAGAACTGTCGCAGTGAGTTGGCGAACAGGTAGATGTCGTTGTCGATGCGGTCGCGCACGTACTCCAGGTACGCGAGCATATTCGTCTTCCAGAGCGCCGAGGTCGCGAACGGGTTGCCCTTCTCCCGCACAAGGTTCTCCATGGGCCACAGCGGCGACAGGTCCATGGAGAGCGCGTCGAGGTTGTCGACGTTGCCGAGCTTGTTCGCGGCGCTCCACTCTGGGATTGTGCTGAGGCGGAAGTCGAGCCAATCCGTGTTCGTGAAGTCCATCAAGGTCTCGTTGCCGTCGTTGATGTCCTCGTAGTACGTACCGTCCGGGGCCACCATCTTGTAGGCGTCCACGTTCGTACCGTTGCTCTCCCACTGCTGCAACTCCTGAGAGGTGGCAGTGATGAAGTTGGTATACTGGATGGCGCGGGGCGCCGCACTGGTGTTCGAGAAATAGCTTCGGGCCGTGTTATTGAACGAGCGCGTAAACAGCGAGGCCCCGGCGTTGGCCTTGACATAGGTAGAGTCGCTGGCCTGGAGGTCTGCGTTGCGGTTAATCGGGATCTGGACGCTCTGGGGGAAGTTGTCCCAGGGGTCCACGTAGTTCGTGCCCACGATGGCCCCACCGTTCGGCCCTGCGATGGCCGCGTTGTTTGTGCCTGTAACGATTGCGGTGGTGAGTGCCATACTTAGACGCCTCGGAGACGCTGGTGGTTCTTAGTGTTCATTAGACCGACAGCTTGGTTGAGTGTCCGGCGTCGAGTCGCATGATCTCGGCCATCTTGTAGGTTCCGTCAGCAACCTGCGCCTTTGCATCGGCCAGCGTGAAGTAGTGCGCCCAATGCCCGTCCTCGTCGTCTTTATTCACCAAGACGAAGTGGGCTTTGGACGGTTTGCGACCACCCTGAGAGAAGAGCTTAGTCCATCGCCAGTACATCCGGCGATACCACTCTTGCCACTCAGGGGCGGTGTACTCCTGAATCATGGTGCGGAACCACGCTAGGCCGTCTGCCGTTTCGCCGCCGCCGAAGTTGCGGACGAAGTGATGGCTCCCCTCGTAGCCGATGATCTCGCTGTCCGGCCACGCCGCTTGAATGCGGTTGTAGGTCGCGGTCCACGAATCAAGCTCCCCTGCATCGGTGTGGTAGGTGTCGATCCAGTGATACAGGTAGTCGTACAGCTTTGAGATGTCGGGATCCCAGTTGATCGCGTTCTGAGTTGTGCCAGGAACGGGGTTGGAATCATCCTTCGCGCCGTTGCTCGACCAGAGCGGCTCGCCAGTAGGCTGACCGCCGACATAGAAGGTCACACCGATTGAGCTGTGATGATCCTTGACACGCTCCGTGCTGGTGCTGTCGAACGGCTCCGAGACATTGCAGTTGAGGACATCGCTCTGCGCTGCATTACCCCCGGTTTGGATTCCGACCACCGCCGACCAGTCGAGACTAGCGGCATCCATGACCGCCTTCCCCAGCTTCATGGCTTGGGTTGAACGGAACGCGCCGTAATACCAGAGCGGGAATGGGTCACGGTTGAAGCGGCTGGTGTAGGTGACATTGGCATCACCCTCGTCCGGTCCGGTCGTGCTGTCTTCCCAGGTGTCATCTACCGCCGTGACCGTCTCCGGCAAGCCGAGCGTTACCGACTGAGAGTTGACCCAGGCGTCCGGGTCGCTGGTGGTCGTGGCGACTTCCCAGTTGCCCGAAGTCTGGTTGTGGTACAGCACATAGGTCGTACCCCCGCTCTCGCGCTTGAACACATGGAAGGCAGCGTTTGTCGTATCAAACCCGCCCGGTGCTACTTCACCGTTGTTCGACTGAAAGTAATCCCCGTTGAAGTTCGAGTCGGCCATGCTGCCGAGCGTGACATAGCGCGTGGATGCGTCGTGCAGCAGCCCTTCGGTCTGACACCAGTTGCCCTGCACGAACTTTCCTGAGTTCCAAAACTCGTTTGTCCACTCGACCATCGGGTGGCCGTAAGACCAGTCCCAGTTGTCTCGGATGTACTCAAAGAAGGAAGTGATTGAGGCATCGTCGTACTCATGGGGGATGGACACCCAGGGTCGGATGCCGACCTGCTTTGCGATCTCAAGACAGACATCCAGAGGCGCACCCGCCGGGGCGTGACGACTAGCACCGCCGTCATACCCACCGTGCGTGAAGGTGCGGTAGGTGGTCGGCTTACGGTCTGCCCACGAGGTATTCGTCGCTTGCTGGTTCGTCGCCTGGAAGTTCATCATGCGGAGGTAATCGAACTCAGAGTAAGTGTCGATATAATCCTGCCGGATGAAGTTCGCTTCGCCGTAGCCGCAAGTCCCCTCCATCGACAATGGCTCAAAGCGCACATTGCGGATCGGGTCTGCCGCGTAGTTTTCCGTCCCCCATGCGTCGATATCAGCCACCATGATTCGGCAGGGGGTGGCGACTGTGAAGTTGGCCTCCGTTACCGCGTACACGCGCCGCTGCGCCTGATCGGTGGTCGGGGTCATTCCATTCATACGCGGTTTGACCGTGCCGTTGCCGCCACCTTCCCAGGTCAGTACCCAGTCAATGCCCCACGGGAACTCATTTTGGACTTGCTCCCAGACATACCATTCAATCCAGTTCGTCGCCGTGCCGTAGTCCAGGGGGTAGCCGTCCGAGTTGAGGGTTCCGGCGAATGTGCTGGTAGACCCGTCTGTACGGGGGTTGTCCTCGGACTGGTACATCAAGTTCCAGTACGGGTTTCCTCGGGTCCAGTAGCTGGTAGAGGTTGTGTTGCAGCCGTCTGCCGCAAGGCCACCCTTGCGAAGGTCAGTCTTGCCGAAAGGGATGAGTGCCATTAGCGCGGCTCCAAGTGGATTGCGTAGCATTGACTGTTGCCAAACCAGCTAGGCGGAGAACCGACCGCCGTGTAAGAGACCAGCAGGACATCGCCCTTGCTCAACTGTGCATCGGTTCCGTTCGTGGTGATGGTTCCGAGGTCGTAGCTGGTGTCCTCGTTGATGCCACCCGCAGTGCTGAAGGCCGCGTCGAGCAAGTCAACATCGCCGCCGCCATCGCGTCGTTTCGGCATCAGGGTCCAGTAGTTTGTAGCGTCAGCCCCCATAGATCGATGCGGACCCCACGTAATCTCCTTGAGGGTGCAGTCGTAAGGCACGACCATAAACAACGGCTTATCAGCACTCGTAGCGCTTAGGCCGTCGCCCGTGACCATAAACCACTCACCCGCGTACAGGTCGTGGTCTACACCAGCATCGTCCGTGAAGACGGGGGTGCAGGGCGTGTCGTTGCGGACCCAGAACTCGCCCTTACCAGCGGCAGGGGTGTTCGTGTGGTCGGCTGACTCGGTGACGAGGAGTCCGCCCGTGCTGTGGAGTTCGTCGACGTAGGCTTGGGCGAAGCGGGTAGCGTCTGCGCCGAGATCCCGCGTGCCATCCGCGTCCGGCACGATGTCCGCGTCCACCGCATCGCTCCAAGCATCGCCGCCAGCGTTCAGCACATGATCCGTGCCAGCATCGTCGGTGAACACGGGGACGCAGGGCGTGTCGTTGCGGACCCAGAACTCGCCCTTGCCAGCGGCAGGGGTGTTCGTGTGGTCGGCTGCCTCGGTGACGAGGAGTCCACCCGTGCTGTGCAGTTCGTCGATGTAAGCCTGAGCAAAGCGGGTCGCGTCTGCACCCAAGTCGCGGGTTCCATCCGCGTCGGGCACGATGTCAGCGTCTACCACATCGCTCCAGAGGTCGCCACCGGCACCGCCTCCATTGACTTGCAGGAAGTCAGCAGCGTTGACCGTGTCGATGCCGATGTAGATGTTCTCGTTGGTCGTGTCCAAGAAGACCTGTCCAACGAAGTCCGGGGCGACAGCGGGGGCCGCCGTTCCCGTCTTGGTGAGGGCGATGGGCTTCCAGACTGCGGCGGTCGCAGTCGCGTCTACACAAATCCAGGAGGTGTCATCTGTGGTGTTCGTCCAGAGGTCGTTGACCGCATAGCCGCTGCCGGAGTCATCGTTCACGGTCGGGTCAACCGTGGTTTCGATACGCTTTTGCGGCACGATCCCCAGGTCGCTGTTGCCTTGGGTCACGATCTGGGCGGCGGTCGCACAGCCGAGGGTGTCGGTGCCGCTCACATCGCGGAACACGAACTCGTCAGCGGTGGCCGGGGCTGCGGGGGTCTTGCCCTCGATGATGTCCTCGATACCCTTCTCCGTCGCACCGCCTCCCAGAACCGTGTCCGTGCCCGCGTCGTCCGTGAAGACCAGGACGTTCGGCGTGTCGTTGCGGACCCAGAGTTGGCCCTTACCGGCGGTCGGCGTATCAGCGTGGTCCGCCCGCTCGTTGATGACGAGGTCGCCCGTGAGATCGGTCGTGCCGTCCTTGAGGAGAGCGCCGCCGGTGCTGCAAATGTCCGGGGCCGTTGCCGTACCCAGGGTGTCCGTGCCGCTCACGTCAGCAAACGGGAACTTGTCGTTGGTAGCGAGGGCAGGGGTGGCAGCGGCTTGCCACAGGTCGTCGAGGGCTTTCTCGGTGACGGCCCCTGATACGTTCTGCCAGGATGCGGACCCGACACCGACAGACTCCGCGATCCATAAAGTATCAGTGGTTTGGTTGTACCACATCGAGCCGATCTCGTAACCGGCGCTGCTATCATCGCCCGCAGTCGGGTCGATGGTAGCATCCATGTTGTTGGTGCCGCCGACGCCGATTTTGGTGGCGACATAGGCGGCAAGCTGGGCCGCCGTGCAGTCGGCGATCTTGTCCTTGGGATTGCCGCTGTCCGTTGCACTGTCATCGTGCATCAGGAACAGGTCGGCGTCGGCCGGGGCAGTCCCCGACGCGGATTCGGAACCATCGAAGCGGTAAACCATTACGTGAAGCTAACGACTCTGGTGAGGACGCCAAAGCCGCTGGCGTCGACGACATACACCCGAGAGCCGACGGGTGCATTAGGGGTTACATCCATGGAGATGGTGGAGGTGGTGACAACAGCACCGACCCCGTCCGTGATGGTCGAGGTAGTTACATCGTCTCCGTAGACGTTGCTGGACTCGGTGGCATAGGAACCCGAGGTATGCACCCAGGCTGCCGTACCGCCGTAGTCGCCCACATCCTCTGCGTCACGCTCCTCGATGGACCATTGGCGCGTGGGGAAGTGGAAGCGAAGGACCTGATCGTTGCTCTGGTCGATGACGAACAGGCTAGAGAGCGCCCCGCTGATTGCGAGTCGCCCGTTGGTGGGGAGGGCCTCGTGAATCGGGAGGCTGAAGGTCTCGTCGAGCTGGCCGTCCTGGTAGATCCAGAGCTTGTTCTCGCCGAGCCCGATGGCGGTGCCGCCCTGGGTGACGAGGCAGTCGGCGGCCTGTACGCCCGAGCCCGAGCCCAGGTCGACGACGCGCGGGTTCGAGGGGGAGCCCGTCAGGAGACACGCCCAGGAGGTGCCGCATACGAGCAGGTTGTCCGCGACCTCTGCGACTGCCACGATGTCCGAGCCGCTGTGAGGCACGGGCACCGGGTAGACGAGCCACGGCGGGAACGACTCCCAGCCGAAGACGGACGGCTCTGCGAAGTGGATTTCGTTGCCGCGCCAGACGAGGAGTTGGTTCTGCCAGATGCCGACGCCGTTGGGCGCGTCGGGAATGAAGCCGCCGCCGTTCGAGGCGACCTGTGCGCCCAGGGCATCGTCGGGCGCAACATCCACATAGGAGGCGTCACCGGCCGGGATCTGGGCGAGCCGGAACATGGGCTGGCCGCGTACCGCCTGGAGAGCGGTCTGGACCTCGCCGTCGTCTTCCGGGTCGTTGATCGGGTACGTTGCGGTGCGGAACAGCTCTACGTCGGTGATGTAGTCGTAGGGCGGCGCCGGGATTCCGATGGCGGGCGCTGGGTCAGTCGCGCCGCCGCTCGCGTTCGTGTCGCGGGTGTCGACGATGCTTGCGTCGTTGACCAGGGTAAGCAGGTCGCTCGACAGCGAGCCACGGTGGTTGTAGGTCGTGGCCGTGACGAGGTCGGCGGGCTCGAACGTTGCGTAGAAGTAAAGGTCGCTCCACTCTGAGCCCTTGACGCGGCCGGTCAGGAAGTCGTACTGTTCGGTAGGGTCGTCGTAGCGGTTCTTGCTCCACCAGCGGAACTCGCCGATGTGCGTGTTGCCGTCGTTGGTGACACCAGGGAACCCTCCCATGTAGACGATGACATCCTCTGGATTGCTCCTGTCCAGGGCAGTGCCGAATGGCCCTAGACTGCTCGTAAAAATATCGTTGCCATTAACGGCAAGGTCTTTTACGGTTATGCTGAAGTTACCTGAACTGTCTGAGCAGACAACTGAGTTCGTGAACCAGTTGAACTGCTGGGGGTCGATGTTCGCGTCGGCGAGCGGCTTCGTAAATGCGGCTGGCGCTGAGTTGTCCCACTGTTTACTCGTCAGAACATAGGACGCCTTGTTCGTTGTAACCACAATAGAGCCGTCTCCCCTAGAGGTGGCATAAATCCTGTAGTGGGTGTTGTCAAGGTCATCGGCCGGGGTCGCCTGAGAGCCCGCTACCCCTGTGTCTGTAACCGTGATTCCATTGTACTCGGTAGGATCGCCTGTAACTTGATCGCAGATAGCGGTGGGCGGGTTGCTACCTGTGTCGCCTCCGTCACGCTTAAAGGCGGACCACTGGATTCCCGCTGCTTTATCGAATACGTTTTTAGGGGTCCGCGCCGGGTCCTCTGCAAAGAACCCTACATCGGATTTAATGCGGTGCGTCATCCCACCGTCTACGGCGGCATATCGCTTATTGGCCTCTGCGTGGATGACTACCTGCGGAACCGCGTGTGACCAAGCTCTAGCATGGTAAAACACAGAATCCCGGTCCATCGAATAGATGCGAGTAGCCGTCGTAGGAGTCGGGGTATACTCACCCGTGGTTCCTGCCGGGATGTCGCCAATCTGCTCTGGAGCCGCCGTCTTAACAGTAGTTGCATTAAACGGATAGTCGCGAGTCTTCGCGTTCCAGCCCGAAAAGAACCCAACACCTTCCGTCACGAAGTCAGTCCAGGAATCTCCGTTCTCGTCGTAGACATGGATGCGGAGGTCGTCTCCGTCTCGGACTGCGACAAGGGTATACTTCTGGCCGGATACCCAGAGGCCTGCATCAGTGCCCTCGGGCGCGGTTCCGTCGTTAAACGGAAGGACCGTATACTTACCGTCCTTATCTCCGTTCGAGCGGGCAGCGACCATACGGATCGTGCCGCTCGAATAGTTTACACCTCCGATGGCAAGGTAAACCATGAAGGCACGGGTCTTGCCGCCGCCGCGCTGGGTGCCGAGTCCGATGAGGCCCTGGTGGCGACCGTCGTTGCCCGCCCGGTTCTCGGTGATGTTGCCGTTATTGACTTGAAAAGACAGTTGGAGGCTGAAGTCTTTATCCGGGTCAATATGTACTGCGGTGTCGCTCTCAAAACAGAGGGTATTCTTGTCCGTGAACGAGGCAGTCACACCACGGTCAAATACCGACTCTTCTAGGTCGGCAAAATCAGGGAAGGCAAGGAACGACTCGATTGAGTAACCTTCAGAGCCGGACACAGGAATCCCCTGCCCGCTATCGGTCATGGTGAAGTGTTCTGCGGCGCCCGACTCGGTAAGCCCGTAGGACTCGCCAAGCTCGCGGCGCTCTTCTTCGCCCTCCGCGTCACCCGCGCCGATAAGCACGGAGGCCGCGCCAGTCGCCTTTACGGGCTTGAGTCGCTTGACGGGTCCACGGGTGCCGTCTTGGCTGATCCAGCGGTAGCCGTAGTTGTAGGCGCCATCTAGCGCCCCGATACCCAGGCTCTGGACACTGACATCGGCTTCCGGCTCTGGGAGCCCAAGCGGGCGGACCTGGTTCAGTTCCGCATTGAACACGTGGACCGAGTCGCCGCTATGGACGAAAGCGCGGTCGCCGACGCGGACGCCGCTCAGGTCGGTGCCGATGGGCTCCTTGTAGTCGCCGGTGTAGCCCAGGGCGCCTTGCCCGAACACCATGTTGGCCTCGACGCCCACGAAGCTCTGGTCGGTGATCGGCCCTGGACGAAGCGAAGGGAAGCCCTCGGTGGTGCCGTGCGAGGAGGCAGCGACGGCCGAGCGGTTCTTGGACTTGTCGCGCAGGTAAGTGCCGCTCAGATCGAGGTCGAAGGCGGGGCGCGGGTCGGTACTGGTGTCGGTGTCGAGCGCGTAATCGAAGAACTGTACCTTGGTCAGGTAGCCGTGGAAGGCTTTGCCTGCGGCCGGGTCCTCGTCGTTGCCGATGTAGAAATCGGGGATGCGCTGGTAGTCCAGGTAGGGCGCGTAGGCCGGAGCCGCGCTGGTGACGGCGGCCGCCCCATCCAGGATGATGTAGACGTTCGTGCCGTCGACGCCCGCGATGATGTCGAAGTCCGTGTCCTCGGCGATGGTCGCTACACTCGTGACAGCGGTGCCGTTGTAGGTGAACTTCGCGTTGCCCGAGGCGTCAAGCTCTAGATAGATTAGGCCTTCCGTCGCCGAGCCGAAGTCGAGAAGCGTCGTAGAGGCCGACCGGAAACTGCGCTGGCCGGAGACCCGGACTGAGAACTTTTGTTGTGCGACCGTTTCCGTTTGGGTTTGGAAGTAACGATCAAATAGTGTCCGGTAAGGAGCAACAACAGCCCCGCCAAAACCATTGAAGTACAGACGAGAAGCATCGAGTTGGGGCGGAGAAGGTACTGCGTGGACCTTGGCAGAGCCGGTCGACGGGCTGATGATGTATCCGCCGAGGTCGGCGGGGCGGATTGCGTAGACCTCGGAAGTTGCCGGGTCACGCTCGCCCATCTCGGTACTGCTGACGACCGAGTTCCACAGGGTAAAGTTATCCAGGACCGGCGCCGTTCCTTTGGCCCGCGTCGTGATCTTGTGGGTGCCGAGTAGTTCTAGTTGGCAAACGTCGGTGCCCGAGAACGTCGCGCCGCTGATGTCGCGAGTCGCGGAGGTAACGGTCTCGGCGGAGTCCTCAACATAGAGGGTCGCAGTCGAGCCGTTACTGGTGACGAGTACGTGGTAATCTGCACCCGCCGTGACGGTGAGGGCGCCTGCCGTATCGAGGGCATAGGTGGTCGATGTATTGTCGATCCAGTCGAGATACATCTTGTAGTCGGTGCCGTCGTACTTGAGGTAGCACCGCACCGAGTTGTCCGTGCCGGTCTCGGCGTTCGCGCCCGCAAAGAACAGGGTCCACTCGCCCGCGTCCTCGGTAATGTCGCCAACGCTCACGGAGAAGCCCGCTGACCAGGAGCCGCTCAGGTCGTACTCGGCATTGACGGCCCAGGCGCTTCCGACCGGCTCGGCGCAAAGCCCGAGAGCCTGACTGTACTGGGCCTGCCGCTCAGTGCCGTAGCGCCGGGTGACGATCTCCTTGTTCGGGTCGACCTCGCGCTTCTCGTAGATGACAGGCTGCTCCGACACCGGCGAGGAGCCCTGAGCGGACGCCTTGCGGTGCATCGGGAGATTGTCGAAGCGGGTCTTGGGCATAGTTAGTCCTCTATGGGCGATCCAGTAGAGGTTCCTGGGGTAGAGCTAGAGGAGGTATCGCCGTAATCATCAGCGTCGTACCCAGATGTGAAGTTATCTCCGTAAGGAGAATCCTCGTCATTGTAACAGTCCCAGAGCCGAGTCCGGCGCTCGTAGGGTCGCTCTGGGATGGCTGGAGTGTAGTTTTCGCGGCGGTAGTAGACGATGTTAATGTTGACTTCGGCCGTGGTGTCAGTCGACATCACCTCAGCATAGAGCCCGTGACGAAAGTAGATGCCGTCAAACTGGGGCGGGGTCTCTGCTTGGCTGCCTTCTCCGACTGCGAGTGTGAGGTTCCAGAGGTTTACGTCTTCACTTGTGTCCGAGGGGTCAGGTGTCGTAAAGAACTTGACCGTCGTCGTGTCGGACTCAGCGCTCGTGTGTACCGTGACCTCGATGAAATCAACATGACATGACCGCTTGATGAGTTGATACCGATTTCCCTCCGCCTTTGTACCGGTCCAGGTGAGTCGGTCCTCCGGGTGCGGCGTCAGGTCGCAGCAGCAGATGTTATCGGCCACGGCGGTTCGGGCGGCGCTGGGCCTGCGAGCTGGTACCGCTCTTGGCGCCGCGGGCCGAATCGCTGGCGCTTTGCTTGTTGGCGGCTACCTCGCCCGCCGTGACACCGCCGGTCTGGAGGCCGCGCCAAATCGAGACCGCCTTGATAAGGACGGCATCGAAGAAGGCGGGGGTGCCGGGGATCTCCGTGTCGGAGGTGAGGTCGTCCAGGGCGTAGTTCTGCCGGATCGCGAGTCGGACGGCGCTGTCCGGGCAGGGCCACAGGGAAAGGTAGGCCACACCGTTGCGGGCGCGGCGCTGCTCGTAACCGGTCGCGTGGGACTGGACCTCCAGGCCGTTCTCGATGAGACCGTCCGGGCGGTTGTCCAGGACACGCCCATTCGTGAGGTCGACCACCTGGGCAACGGCGCCCGAGGTGGGGAGCCGCACAGTGCGCTGGTAGATCGTGCCCGTGCCGGTAAGGGCGCTCTTGATGGGTGCCCCCACATTCAGGGTGGTGCCCGAGTAGCTGTAGATGGCGTAGTAGTCCGATCCGACTTTCAGGATGTCGCCGACATTGAGGCCGGTCGGCGCCGCTGAGAGCGTGATCGTGGAGGTATTGGCGGTGTGACTACTGATCGTGACCGCCGCAGAGCCGTAGGTCTCGCCTACAAACTCGGAGTAAGCGAACCCCGGTGCGCCTTCCGTGTGGAGACGCACCAGGGCTGCTTGCAGGGATTCGTCCAGTCGCTCCAGCTCTGGGCCAGTGATGGCCGAGAGCCCGAGGCGATGCGCGAGGCGAGTGCGGAGCTGCTGGACTTGCATGATGACCTAGATGGTCCAGCCTTCGATCTGACCGAAGCTGCGACGGCCGTTATCCAGCGAGTAGCAGTACTTGTAGAGCAGACGAGCGAAGAACGTGGTGTTGGTCGGGTGCGGTGCCACATCAGAGACGCGCTTCACGAAGCCGCCGCCCTGAGTCACATCGCCGCCGTACACGAGGTTCATGCGGAGGGAGTTCAGGTTGAGCATCAGTACCGGGTGTTCCGGGGTGGTCTCAGCCGTGATATCCCACAGAGCGTCCTTGTCGAGGTGGTGCGAGAAGTCAATTTTGACGCCCGCGAACGGGATCTCGCTCTCGACACCGAGGTTGCGAACAACAGCGTCGTTAATCGAGGTCTTCTCGCGAAGGGCCTCGACAAACTTGTTGTAGATCGGCACCGTGGTCAGGATGTCGGTGGGGCGCTCGATTCCGCCGAAGCGGGAGCAGTCGATGATCGAGTCCTGGAAGTCCTGGATGACTTCATCGAGGTCGGTCATCGCAGCCGTCGAGCCCTGATAAAGTTGCGGCGCCCAGTCCGAGTCGCCGTCGCCAGCGTCTTGGGTGTCGATGTTAGCAAACTTCTCAGTGTTCGTGATTTTGCCGGTGCCCATCAGGCCCAGCATCGACATCGAGCCGTTGGTAGCCGCCCAGGTGTTGTCCCCGCTGAACGGGTCAACAATGGCCTCGGTACCAGTGGCAGTGCCGACACCGCGCAGGAGCCAGTACTCTTCTTCCGCCAGCAGGTTCATCATCTTACGCTTGGTAAGGGCTTGCACCTCGGTCATCGCCAGTTGCGACGGGCGACCGATGAGTTCCTGCGGGAGGTTAAGGTTAGTCGTGACGTTCTTGATGGTAAAGAGCGCCTTACTCAGCACCTCGGCCTGGGCGACACCCAGGTTGTTGCTTGCCGGGTTGCCGTCGAACTCGGTGCCGACGTAACGAGTAGTGCTTTCACCATCAGCGCCGTGCATGACGGGGTGTTCGACGCGCTCGGCATCGTTCACTGCGAAAATACGACCGGCGCGGGCGAGCTTACCAAAGATTTTGAAGCCGCCTTCGTCGACGAGGTTAGCAGGGTCGCCGGAGTAAGTATCCAGCGTAGCGGACACCAAAGTATTCAGCGTCCGCGTGTCAGTAGTGGGAAGTGCCATTCTCTAGCCCTCCTGGGCTAAGGGGTTTAGTTGCCCCCTTGCAACCCTTTCATCATCTTCTCGAACGCTTGCCGGTCCAGATCGCCACGCTTGTAGTCTTCGCTGGGCCGAATGTCGGTGTACGAGCCACCGCCAAGGAAAGCCGGGGGTTCCGGGTCCTTGGACTCGGTGCCAACGACGCCAGCCACGTAGGCCACGCCCTTGATACCTTCTTCGGTCAGGAGTGTCTGCACGGTGAACGCACCCGATTCGAGGCCCTTCGCGTAGGTTTGCTCTACGGCCCGGTATGCTTCGCTATCAGGTTGTACGCCCATCGACGCGAGGGTACGATCCAGGTTACGCAAGGCTTCGGCTTTCTGCTCTGCGAAGGCAAGACGCTCTTCGACAAGCGAGTTGACCTCGTCCGGCTTCATGTAGCCGCCCGCGATCATGCGCTTGCTGAACTCGTCCTCCATCTTTCGCTTCATGCCGTCGACCGCGCTTCCGGTCTGCGACTCGATGAGTTGATGAACTTGCTTGAGTTGCTCTGGGGTCAGTTCTTGGGTGAGTTCCTGCATGGCCTCTTTGGCCTTAGCAGGGGTTCGCTCCTCCAGTCCCTTAGCCACCTCCGCACTGAGGTCTACCTTGGGCTCCTCAGCGGGTGTAGTGGTTTCGGTCGTTGGTTCGGCGGAAGTTTGTTCGTCAGACATTAGGCTTACCAGTGGCTCCTATTAGTGGCGGCTAGGCTTACCGGATTGGCTCCTAGACACCGTGGTCCCGGTCGTAGTTGTCGATACGGAGACTACCGTTTCGACGCCGCTGGTTGGGGGAGGCGGGACCCTGCCCATCCTTGTAGCGGTGCGTGTCCGGGTCGATGCCGTACTTGCGATAGGTCGACTCCATTTCCTGCATGGAGTACGCGACCCGGTCAGGGGCATCGGCCGGAAGCTGGAAAATCGTGTGGCCCGAGCCCCATTCTCCGGGGCCAGTCCGGCGGTGGGCTGCCCAGTCGCTAAGGCCCTGGGCGCGAGCCTCCCGCTTTTGCCGCTCTTCCTCCAGGTCGAGGCCGAGTTCGGCAAAGGTGGGCGGGCGGTCGGGCATCTCGGTGCCGCAGTCGGCGCAAGCCCAGTCGTCGTAAATACTTGCGCCCACGGACGACCCGCAGTTCGGGCAGCCCAGGGCGTTCGTGCGACTGATGACTACGTCCATTATTGTTAGCCCTTGGTGCGGCGAAGCTCGATGTAGATGTCGACAGTGAGGGCGGTGCCGCTATTACCACCGTCATGGATGAGGCGGATCTGGCCGGGGAGGTGAGTCAGCACCGAGCCGATGACCGTCGTGGAAGTCGTGGAGGCGACAGCGGCAACGTAGGTCTCCAGGGTGCCGTTCGTGGCCTCGACGAGGCTGGCGAACTTGCCGGTGGTATCGTCTGCGTAGTAGGCCTCAACGTCGATGCGCCCTGTGGCGCCGCCGCCGTTACTCGTATTGACTTTACCGTAGATCACGGCGTAGTCGAAGTCACCGCAGTCGATGGCCGGAGAGGTTTCTCCTGCAACGCAGTCCACCGCCGTCAGCTTATGGATGACACGGTTCTGGGTATTGACGAGGGTAGAGAGTGTGGACATTAGGGACGCAGGTTGTTAAGCGACAGCTCTGAGATGGCGTCGATGGGGACTCCGCCAGCCTCTAGGGCAGCGGCGGCGTTGTTGTCGACCCCACCCGTAGCGCTGAAGCCGGGGACGGGGCTCTGGAGTGCGGCCGGTTGCGGGCGCGTATTGGCGAACTGCTGGTGCGCGGCCAGGGCTCGCTGGATTTCGGCCACCGGGATATTGGTCCCCGGCTGGAGGGCGGCCGCCTGGATCTCGGCCTGATAGGCGGCAATGAAGGTTTCGTGGTCGTCGGTCGGGTTGACCGGGATCTCGATTGTTCGCCCGTACACGAAATCGCGGATTCGTTCGATGGGTCCGCCCGCCATGACGGGGCTCTGGAGAGCGGCCGCCGCAGCGTGGTTTCCGAGGGTTTTCAGGTATTTCCGGGCCTCCTCAACGACCAAGGTGGGCGGAATCAAGTCCGGCGCCTGCTGTCTTAGGTTAGTAAGGAGAGTGAGTGAGGCAGCGTGCGTCTCAACTTGACCCTGCTTGGACAGGTTGCCCAGCTCGACAGGCTCAACCCGAAAGGCCATACGCGCCGTGGCCGGATTGAGGATCTCGATGGTCTTGTTGAGGCCGTTAGCAAGGGGCATTTTCACGCTCTTGCCGAAGGCCATCGGAAGGAAGTTATACAGGATTCCGCCGAGCGCTCCGAAGGCGTCCGACAGAACCGTGAGGCGGCTGCGCGTCCGGCGATTGTTGGCCTGGACGATGGCGCTCGCCTCGGTGGCGGATTTGCGGGGGTTCGCCGCGACACCCCGGTCGAGGCTGCTGACCCCGATCACCTCGTCGAGGAGTTGGAGGTGCGTCTGGAGAGCCCCGACGATCTCGTTCAGGGCGCTGTTCCGTTCGACCGGCCGGACCTTGTGGGAAACGCCCGTGTACTCGCCCGCGTCGTTGTGGGCCTTGACCTTGATGTACACGGTCTCGCCCATCGGGTTGTTCCGCATATCGGCGATCTGATCGTCGTCGACGGATTCCTCCTCGACCAGGACAATGTTGTTGATGCTGCCGACTTCCTGCTCGATCTGGCGAATGTCCGCATGGATCGAGCGCAGGATGGGGACCCAGGAAGCGCACTCGGGGGCCGAAACGTCCTCGCCGGGGGCCGGGTCCAGGAAATGGTCGATATAGATGGGGCAGCAGGGCAGTTCGACCGTGCAGACGTAGTCGCCGAGGGGCTGCCGGTCAGGCTCTGAGGCAACGAAATGGGCGTCCGCCTTCTTGTCGCCGACCGTCACGAAGTAGCTGGTCGGACATTTTTTGCCTCGGTAATCGCCGAAGTTCTTGTGGTAAACCTCTGTGACTTGTACAGGTTCCCAGGCTTGTGGCTCGGTCTGGAGGCCCTTGGGACGATACTCTTTCGGCAGTTTCCCCCACTGGATCGTGTACTGGTGCCACATGAAGCGGCGGTGCTTGGGCTCGTAGCCGCAGTGGGAGGCGGGAACGGCCTCGAATCGGATGCGCTCCTCGACAGGGGCGTCCTTGTCGACGCAGACCTTGACGCCGAAGTGCGGGCCCATGAGCCCGTGCATGGCCGAACGGCGCATGGCGGCTCTGAGATTGCCCGCCCGACAGAGCCACGGCATGAAGTCGGACTGGTCTTCGGCCAAGTGGGTGGCCTCGGCGGTCAGGGCCTCGACCTGGAACGACGGGATGGCCGGTACTAGTTCTGTGACTAGTTGCTGGACCCGCGCCTGCATCAGGTTGGCGCCGACCTGGGGGTACATCCAGTTCTGGCCGACCGAAGTGGTGTCGGTGATGGGCTGGTTCCAGGGGACGCCGCCCTCGGGGACCCCGCCGCTCGCCGGATCGCGACCCGTGTAGAGGTCATTCAGGATGCGGTTCACCCCGTCGACGCTGCCCTGGAACAGGGCCTGGGCCTGGGCGACCTCTTGGGCGAGGGCCTTCTGGGCGTCTTCGGGGAGTCGTTTTACCAAGAGGAGGGACGGCGAGGGGGCCGATAATGAATCGAGGACGGATCGGCGGCCGCATTGTAGTACGGCTTATCGTTCTCTGCAAGAGATATTTTTGGAAGGGCCCCTTTTCGGTGCCCGCCCCAGGTGAGAAGGGCGAGGGCGTCGGGAAGGTCGTCGGATTCGGACTTGGGGAACTGGCTTAGGCGCGTGACAAGGGCGTCGTAGCCGGTCGCACCCCGGACGAGTCGGAGCCGGTTCTCCTTGAGGGCGAGCTGGGTGCCCTGGAGGCGGCGGTCCTTGGAGGCGCCTCGCGAGCCGATCTTGATGGGGATGGTGGTGATGCCCTTGGCCCAGTGGTGGTCGTGGACCCAGTTCTTGACCCAGGAGGCGGCCCCGGTGTCCTCGACCCAGAGCTGGTCGATGCCGAGGCGCTCGTGGATGCTCTGGACGAGGCCCATGCAGTCGGCGGGCGGGCCCTTGACCTCGTGCGCTTCGATGACGAAGAAGATGTTGATGTCGGCCGGAACATCGGCGAGGCCCGGAATCGCGAGGGCCGGGTTTGACTTGCAGCCCTCACGCACATACTCGGCAGTAGTTGCCCGCACAACGACGATGCCGTTCCAGTCGCCAACCTGGGCGTCGGCTCTGGAAGTGGGGTCCCAGAGAAGAATGTTTTTGCCCGCCGGAATGTGCCCGATGTCCGAGATCTTCTGGGTCGCCGAAGCGAGCAGTTCATCGGTGAAGAGGGCGTTGGCGGCGGCGACGGGCTTGCAGAGGTACTGCTGGCTCCAGAACTCGTAGTCGTCGATCTCGCGCTCCTGGGCCCTGAGTTCGGCCGCATTCATGAAGGAGGGACAGAGGGGCCACCCGCCGTCCGGGCCGGGGCCAGTTCCGTCTGCGATGCCCGTGTCCGGGTTGACGCCGTCCCAGCAGCCGAAGCGAAGTTGGCTGTACTCCGGGTTGCGGGCGAGCCACGCGGAAACGTCCTCGAAGGCCCAGGGGGTGCCGATGACCCGGATCGCGCCCGACACCTGCGAGCGCAGGATCGGGGTGAGCTGCTTCACGAAGTCGATGACCTTTTGGCGCTGGACGGGCGTTGTCGAGTTGTTCTCGTTGGAGGCGTCGTCCACGTAAATGTTGTGGGGGTGGAGGCCCGCCTTCGAGGCCCTGGGCGACTTGGCAAAGAAACAGGGCTCCTTGAGGGGAATGGAGCGGCCCGCGCAGTTAAAGGAGCCGGGGGGTGGCCGCCCCGGGGGCCGAACGGGCATTAGCTCTGGAAACAGGTCCGCGAACGTAAAGGAAGGGGGCTCCCCCGGAATGAGGGGGAGGGGGATGGTGCTTTCGCAGATCGAGCGAATGTCCGAGAGGATGGCGATGGCGAGGTCCGTGCCCGCCGAGCAGTACATGAATGTCTCGTTAATGTTGTGCCACTTCTCCCAGAGGGCCAGGTCGCCGAAAAAGGTGGTCTTGCCGTGGTTACGCGATATAATGGTGGAGGTCCGGTCGCCACTCAGGGCATGGGCGGCAATCTGGCGGTGAATGTCGCTGTACTCTTTGCGGCGGGTCCCGTCCGGCTCTAGGACGCCGTTATGCCAGAGACGGCCGAACTCGACCGGCGACTCCCAGAGTTCCTGGGCGCGGTCCTGTACTTCGCTGCTGCGAGCGGCGTCCTGGGCGGTGTAGCGGGCCAAGGCCTAGACGGTCGTGAAGTAGCCGGTGCCGACGACGCTGACCCCTTCCGTGCCCGCGCTGACGGCGGCATCGATCCAGATATCGGTTTTCTCGGGG